TAGTATTTATCATCCCCTGTATCCTCATTTTCAACCCTTCGGTTCAGTCTTCCTTGGAAGTTCATCTTTTTAAGTCTGTTTTTGAGTTTAGTGGTCATAAGTTACCTCGTTAATTGTGAATGTTTAGCATTACGAAAAATTGAGTTGTACTTTGGCCCTCCTTAGTATGTTGTTGGGTTTGGATCTTCCTCGCCCGTTGGGATTAATTGATCTATCACTTCTACGTCTTCTGCGTCTTTAAATGATACACCATTTGCTGGATACGCTTCTCTAACCGTATCACGAACAACTTGCATGTGACATGTGTGTTTAGATTGTCCATCGCCACGAGTAAATTTATGTCTCAGTTTAGTGATTAAATACCTACCACTATAATATGGATCGCCTGCACCACCATCAGCTACTCTTGATTTCTTAGCAGGAATATTGATACCTATCATATCACCAGCAGAAAAAGAAGTCTGTCCATGAACCGTGATGTTCATAGTTATTGCAGCATCCATTGCCGCAAATCTACCTTTTCTACGTTGTAACCAACTGTCTGTGCCAGTATAATCATACTGTCCAGTGTGTCGTACTGATAACAACCCGCCGGGCTGGTTTCTGTCCACAGCCTGCATGTATACAGTAGATTGATCATAGTCTACAAGGAAATTACCAAAGTCATCCTTACACTCAGACGCTAGAGGTTTGGAGTCTGAAGCATAGTCTTTGTGACTATCGACATGTTTGTCCTGTTTTTCACCCTCTTCAAAACTTTCAAAATAGTTGTAGTTAAAGTTCTCTACAGTTTTGTTAACCAAGTCAATCATTATAAGGTTAGACGCATACATACCCTTTCGCATATTCATCATAACATTAGTAGAACCTACTACAGTATGATCGATCATATTCATCATATGTCTAAGTACGTTAGTATCACCCAAATTTCCTGTCTCACTTACAAAAACAGCTCTAACATTCTTTCTATCCATCATACTATCAACAGTTCTAAAGTAGAACCCCTTGCATGTTTCGTAGAATAGGAAAGTGGGTGCAAAATTGTACTCAGAAGATAGACATCTTTTTGCAATCGAATTGATAAAATCAAATGGACGCATATTAGGAGATACAAACTTGTAGTTGTTTGCTGTCTCTTCGTAATAGAATTCCTTCTTGGAGTTCAATAAGTCTTCATCTCTAATGATCTTTTGAATTATATCTTTAGCGGGTTCTCCATCAAACGCCTGACTTACCCGAATTCTATTACTACGAACTGCTTCAGCAGTTGTGAAGGAAAGAACAAATGCAGAAGTTTGTGGGTTTACCTCTACCTTAGAGTCAATCTTATAGATGTATAGTGGATGTTCTGTGAAATCAAGTGATTTGCTTCTATCAGCTACGCCAACTTGAGGTGTTGACAACTTTAAAATTAACTTTTCCTGTCCAATGATTGGAAGGGAAGTCACTAGGTTGTTTGTGTCTACAATAGCAATATCACCAGTAAGTGCTGTTTTGAAAATATCTTCAAAAATATTTATTGATGATACCAATTGGGTGATGTCAATAATCTCGCCACTTGTTGAAGCAATCTTACACTCATCTATTATATATTCGCCTGCATATTGAAGTTTGGACATTATTACGCCTTAATGGATTTTCTAAATTCTTCTCGTATCGTGTCTACATATTCGGGACGAATGAGTTTAATTCTTCTCTTCTTTTCTACCTCTGCCTCTTCATACTCGGCATTAGTAATTGCAGTTGCATCAGCAGGGATAGTCTGAGCAACGTCATTTGGCAATTCTATTGTCACTGTAGTATCACCCGATTCTTGGTATATTTCGTAATGATGAATAGCGTCTACATTATCATATTTAGACTTCGTGTACCTTTCGAGCCTAGTCACTGACATAGGCCAATCTGTGTACACATCGTTGATGTTGTTAACCATTAGAATAATCCAATGTAGGTTAGCATCTCCATAATACTTGTGTGCAATATCTTCTGGTTTCTCAGTATCTTTAATATCATAATAGTCAAATGAGGATTTATAGATAATGGAACTTTCTGATATTCTTGCTCTACGAGTGATATCAACCATTTTGGTTGTTATTCCATCACCCTTTACATCATATTCAACTTTTGGAAAATGCAAGAAATACATTAATATCCCTCCTCTATTCGTCTTTTAGTGATAATCTCTAGTTCTTTAAACTGTAAAGTCAATTCTGTTTCTGTTGGTCGGTTGTCGTTAAAGAACTGTGGACGTTCACCGCCATACTTTACATCAACACTCTCTAGCACACACTCAGAAATCTTATGCAATTCTGCTTGATGGGAATATGTAATATTATATGTAGATGGAGCAACTAATGTGCGGCCGAAATCAGCGCCATTTGGAATGTGAGGCGCCATGTGAAATCTAAATGACTTAACAATTTGTTGAATAACATCAGCTTCTGCGGCATTATGTGGAAGTAGTCTAAATGTAAATGAGAATGATCTTCTGTCTACACCCTCAAACATCAACTCTGTGTTATTGTTTTTAGTTCTACCTGTTTTAATATTTGCTAATGAATCAGCACCAGTTACACCAAGGCCTTCAGCCATAGAACCTACCCCTCTGGCAGCTGCTTCGGTAAAACTTTGGCCCATATTGTCTTTCGCAGCTGCCACCACAGAATCCACAACACCACTACCATCAGCAACACTCTTTATTGCACTTGAAACACCAGCAACCATGGCACCCATTTCTGGTTCACCAAAGTTTGACTTTTGTGATACACTAATTTGAGCAGGAAGATACAATTTTACTGAACCGGCCGCCCTCCTTGTAGGAGCTCTAACCACTGTTAAATTTTGTTTACTGTTTGTTGGTTCTTCTCCAAAAGCACCGCCCGCTAGATATGCGTTTTCGCCTGTTTGTACTCTTGCATTAAACCTAACATAGTGTTTACCATTCGCACCTCGACTAACCCCATACTCTAAGTCAGAATCGTTTCCGGCAATACTTCCCTGCCCTTCAAATAGAGTCCTCAATGCTCCAATTACTTTTCCGCCTTTTGGCATGTCTAAATACTCCTGTAATAGTTCATAAAAGTATTTATAAGGTTTGTCATGGCGTATAGTGGAAAATTCATACCTACCAATATAACAAAATATAGGGGGGATGTCAAGAAGATTGTGTATCGTTCTTTGTGGGAGCGTAGATTTATGGTGTATTGTGACAACACTAGTGCAATACTAGAGTGGGGCAGTGAAGAAGTTATCATACCATATATATCTCCCCTAGATGGCCGAATGCACCGATATTTCCCAGATTTCTATATAAAAGTCAAACAAAAAGATAAAACCATCAAAAAGATGATTATCGAAGTCAAACCAAAGATACAATGTGGCCCACCTAAACCTCCCAAACGTAAAACCAAACGGTTCATCAATGAGGTTCGTACATGGGGTGTTAATGAAGCAAAATGGAATGCAGCAATTGAATGGTGCAATGACAGAGGTATGGAATTTAAGATACTTACTGAAGACCATGTAGGTTAATCTGTATAAATAGAAGTATGACATATTTTGACGAAATCTTAGAACGAAGTGGTGGTAATGAACGATCAGTAAGATGGTTCAGAGATCAGATTCGTGAGTTGGGCACTCCACCCCCAAAACGACTAATCAGTGAGGGTAAAGTGAGAGCTGCACCCCTGTTTGGTAAAATGAACTTCTTTGGATATGATCCAAAACATAAGGCGACTTTACCATACTATGACAGGTTCCCCCTTATCATGCCCATTGAGGTTGCAGAAGGTGGATTTATTGGATTAAACTTCCACTACCTATCCATCCCTATGAGAGTCAAACTACTCAATGTGATATCAGAATATGCATCTGATGACAATATGAACGATAAGACAAAAATACGTTTGACATGGAATAGAGTTAAAAGAAATCCATTAGTCAAACCAACAGTAAAGAGATACCTATTCGAACATGTAAGATCGCCGTTCAGAGTGATTGATGCAGATGAAATGATGACAGCAGTGTTACTGCCTGTACAGAAGTTTGTCGGTGCGAGTGAAGGTAAAGTTTATTCAGATTCTAGAAGGATAGCAAGATGACTGGCACAATTGAAGCATTTTCAAATACGTTTAGTAAAGGTGTTGCACGGCCCAATCTATTTACGGTAGATTTCACTAAAGCCCCAGTATCATATAGGGGTGGTGCTGGTGGCGGCCCGCCAGGCAGTGTACAAATGACTTCTGGCGGTAACGATGAGTTTAGTTTGCGTGTTCAGAGTGTTACAATGCCTGGCAAGAACATTACAACCACACCAAATGATAATGCATATGGGCCTTCCTATGAGATGGCGAATGGAATTAGTTTTGCAGAAGAAATTGAAGTAACATTTATTCTTGATCAAGATCATAGAATACGAGAATTCTTTAATGATTGGCAGGACGCTGTTGTCAACCCAAGCAATTATGACTTGAATTACTATGATGACTATGTTGGGACAATGGGAATTTACCAGTTAGACCAGAACAACGAAGCAGCTTCTGCCATAGAAGTGCAAGACGTTTTTCCAAAATCAGTTGGGCCTATTTCATACAGTATGGAGTCTGGGAGTTCCTTTCAAACAGTATCAGTAAATATGGCTTTTAGAAGATGGGTTCCAATAGTTTGTAACTTCAAGGGTGAAACTGTTGCGTATTGGTTAGATTCAGAAAAACCAAGAGTTTCAAATCCATGGCCATCACTTTTAAGTCCCTTATATAAGATTCAACAAACTTTTGGTATCGGTATACCGCCAGGAATTGAACAAGGATTAAATCAAGTGCAAGCATTTTCCAACTTTGCTTCAGACCCAACAACCTTTCTAAAGAGAACTGTTGCAAGCAAAGTGAGTGGGAAACTAGGCGGATTCCTGTCTGGATTTGGGACATAAATAGTATTAACAATATAATGTAATAGGAGATAATAATGGCATTACCAAAGTTAGCTACGGCTAAATATGAATTGACACTTCCCTCAACAGGGAATAAAGTTGAATATCGACCCTTCTTGGTTAAAGAAGAGAAGATACTATTAACTGCACAAGCAACAGGTGAAGAATCTGATATGCTAAGGGCAGTAGAACAAATTATTGAGAACTGTACGTTCGGCACATTAAAAACTGGCGGACTACCCTTCTTTGATATTGAGTACGTTTTTATCAAACTGCGCTCTAAGTCTATCGGTGAGGTTGCAACAGTTAAAATATTGTGCCCTGATGATAAAGAGACTAGAGTGGAAGTTGATATTAATTTAGATGAAGTTGAGTGTGTACGAGATGTGTCACACAATGCAGAAATCAAACTGACTGATGATGTGGGACTAACGATGGAGTATCCTCGTATAGATAGTCTTGCAAAGATTTCAAAAGTTTCGGATAGTGAAGCAGGATTTGCAATTGTAAAAGATTGTATATCGCAGATACATGATGCAGAAAATGTTTATGCAAAGAGTGACATGGATGGAAAAGAACTTGATGAATTTATTGACTCCCTGTCACACAGTCAATTCGAAAAGATTCAAGAATTCTTTGACACTATGCCTAAAGTGAAACATGCGGTTAAAGTAAAGAATCCAAATACTGGAGTAGAGAGTGAAGTGATTGTGGAGGGTATGCAGAATTTTTTCTAATAGCCCTCTCCCACAACACACTTGAGAACTATTTTAGACTAAACTTTACACTTATGCATCAACATAAGTATTCTTTAACTGAAATCGAAGGTATGTTACCGTGGGAGAGGGAGATTTACGTTGCCATGCTCTCACAGTACTTAGAAGATGAAGCAATGCGAGCACGACAAAATGCCGCTGATAGAAGATAAATAGGAGAATACTATGTCTGAAGAAGTAAAGAATGTAACGCACCCAGCAGATACTAATGGGGACGGTAAAGTTTCTAAAGAAGAACATGATATGTTCTTGGAGTTCAAACGTAAAGAACTTGAAGACAACGATGCTATGCGAGATGCCCAGCGTCAGATGACTTGGTTTGCATTGTTTGGATTGTTGCTATATCCATTCGCAGTAGTACTTGCATCATTAGTAGGATTAGATGAAGCACAAAAAACACTAGGTAGTATGGCGCCAACATATTTTGTTGCTGTTGCTGGTATAGTTGCTGCGTTCTTTGGAA